ATTCTCAATCTCAATCTCAATCTCATCAATATCAATCTCAATCTCATCAATATCAATATCAATCTCAATCTCATCAATCTCAACATTTTCAACAACCTCAGCAACAACTATTAATATTGAAATCTAATGAAATAATAAATGGTGGGTCATCAATAGAATTATTACAAAAACTAGATAGCATTAAAAATAACGATACTTTACAATTTTTGGGTAATTCACAAGAAAATATTATTTTTACAAATAATACAATTAACACTACTGACAATATTTATACTTTAAGCAAGTGTGGTGCGTGTAATTGTGTATTTAGAGTATCATATAAAGGCATTGATTATGCTTTAAGATTATCATATCCAAAAATAAAACATAATAAAAAATATACAGATTTACAATTTAATATTGATGAATATGCAACAAATAAACAAAAATATGGTTCTTATATAGCAGATATAAATTATTATGGTCATATTATTTTTAAATCAAAAGTTAATAATTCGAAAAATATGTTTTTGAAATGTATGCATCTTATTGAAAATTATTCTTTACATGAAGGAACTCCACAATATGAAGAATTAGTCTCATTATATGATTCTTATGGAGTTTTTTTTGATGTCTGTTATTATACTATTGGCAAAATATATAATACTAATTTTAGCATAATAAAATCAACAAAAAATAAATATCAAATAATTATATCACTTTTGAAGGGATTAATATTAATAAATACAAATGGCACAATTTTTGACGATTTGAAACTTAGTAATATTGGTTATTATATTAAAGATGGTCAATATGAAATATGTTTTATTGATACCGATGGCGAAACATGGTTACCATTTGAAGAAAAAATACAGCATTTAACTTATACATATCTACCAATATGGTATCATTTTTATAAAAATGAGAATATAAATTATCAGATAAAAGATGATATTTTATTGAAATATTATGCTGGTGGATTCGCACAAATTATTATAAATTTATTTTTTACTGATGTAAAACCATCAATAATAGAATATTTATTACATAATTATAATGCTGTAATAAAAAGCACAGATGAAAAAATTATGCGTGATATTATTCATAAATCTATTTATAAAAAATTATATCCTGAAGTTGCAGAAATATTAATAAGTAATGATGCTCAAGAAGGTCTTCTTGTTATAAATGAGAAAAAAGTTCCATTAATGGGTGTTTTACTTACACAATTTCAAAGGTTAATATCAACTCAAACTAATCAGGTTGAATTACAAAAATTAATTAACGAAAATAATATATTAATTGAAACTTATTTAACAGAAATATTAGCAGCTATGGATGAATTACAAGATATAATCATTAAAAAACAAACAATGTTTATTAATAATACTAATATAATTAGTAAAAATTCAGAATTAAGAAAATTAAAAGAGCACCTAAAATTAAGTTATGATGAAAATGAAATAGATGAAATAAATAAAATAGATGAAATAGACGCACAAAAAACAATTAAATATCAAGAAATATATAATATATTATGTGAAATCCCTGAAATAAAAGAGGAAGATATAACGATTCTAAAAAAATATGTAAAAATAAATAAAAAAGAATTAAATATCAAAAAATATATAAAAAATTTAATGTTTAAAATTAAAAATAGAAAAAATATGATTGAAAATATTAATAGCGATATAATATTACATAAAGCAGTTGAAACTCAAGAAATAATTATGAAATTAGAACATAATTCATCTAAAATATTATCTAATCTCGCTGCACAAAAAACATTTATTCCCCCAAAAACAAATATTAGTGCAACACCATAAAAATATATAAAAAATATCATAATACAATATTAATTTTTTATATATTATAATATAATAATGGGTTATAAATTTGACACGTTTTTGAGTATTCCACTAGCAATATTAATATATACACTTACTGAAAAATTAATTATAAATATGACATGTAATAATATTTATGATGAGAGAGTGCAAAAAAGTTTTATAATTAGTTTTATTATTGGATTTATTTTTATTTTATTAGCAATGACAATATTTAAAAAAGGTTCTAATTTATATAATCATACAATAAATTTAGCATTTTATATAACTGGAATATTTATGATTGTAAATTCTGTGTTATTTAGTTGGAGTGATTTAGTTGAAGGAACAAAAATAATAATTTTAGGTATTACATTAACTGGTATTATTATTTATTCATATCAAAGAAAAAATTTATAATAAAATCTTTATTTTTTACTTATATACCATAATAAAATTATAATAATTATTGTCATAATAAAAATTACAAGTATATTATAATTTTTTTTTACTATATTTTTTTTTATTTCTATTTTTTGCGGTTTTACATTATCTGAATTTTCAAATATTGTTTCTGCATCATTCTTTATATCTAATAAATGTGTATATACTATATCATTGTCAAATTGTATATCTTGTTTATTTGCATTAACAAATTTATATGCCATATATTATTGTGAATTAAATTTATATGTTTTTATTAATTATATATATAAATGCTTGATTCAAGAAAATATTCAAAAATTATTAATAACAAAAATACAATATCAACACAAACACAAAGACAAAGACAATTACAAATACAAAGACAAATGCCAATACAAAGACATTTGCCTATATTAAATCAAGAAATAAAAAATCAAGAAATTAAAAATCAACAACAAATTAAAATACAAGCAACAAAAAATATACAAAATAATAATGATGAATCAAGTGAATCAAGCGCATGCAATTGTTCGGATTGTGCTCAAGATACTGACAAAAATAAAAACAAATTTGAGAAAATTGTTGAATTAATAGAAAAAAGAATTATTAATAAGAAAAATAATTCAAATAATATTAATGATGAATCATTAATGTCTCAAATGTCTCAAGTATTTAAAAATATTGTATTTCTTAATAATTATTTTACTACATGTATAAATCATTTAGATACAGTTTTAATTTTAGCAGAAAAAAAACAAATATGTAAAAATGTTAAAGAACATTTTGAACAAGCAAATAAAGAATTTAATGAATATATTTTAAATGCATCATATAATAATCTTCCAATTTTTTATAATACTAATAAACCAAACACAACTATTAAATTTCCTTTTTTAATTACAACAAATGAGGATGTAAATAATTTTTTATTACAAAATATTGGGTCTAATAATACACATTTTATTGTTAAATTAATAAAACTTGATGATAATAATGATATTAAAGAAAAAATAAATACATATAAATTGATAATTGAAAATAATATTAAATTTATTAATATAAAAAAAGACTTGTGTAATAAATTAGTTTTAACTTCTAATTAATAAAAATATATAATTCTTTATTATAATATGCAAGATAATAAAGTCTTTATTGATAACAATAATATGAAAAATTTAGTTGGAGCAATAAAAGAATTAAAAGCAAATAAATCAACATTAGAACACATTGATACATTTGATAGTCAAAAATATTATATGGCATCTAAATATATTAAAAATGTTTTAAATTTAATTGGTGGTAATAATACACAAGATAAACAAATTATTGAAAATCTTAAATCAATGTACAAACAATTTAATAATTTAAGTCATAATAATAAATTTCATAAAATTAATTCTAATATTGCATGTAATTTTACTAATAATAATATTATGATGGGAGGTTCTATTATTGGTATTAATAAAAATCAAAATATTGCTATCAAAACAACAGGAGGCATTTTTAATTCTAATTTAAAGTATTTAGTTAAAGACAATAATATGACCGGCGGAACTCATTCAGTTAGTTCTTCAAATAAAAATAAATCTTCTAGTTCTTCTAGTTCTTCTAGTTCTTCTAATTCTTCTAGTTCTTCTAAAAAAATTAAATCTATTAAAATTAAAACACCTGAATTATCAAAATCAAAATCTTCGAGTTCTTCAAATTCTTCAAGTTCTAGCTCTAGTTCAAAATTATCAAATACGAATGGACTACACGGCGGGAATAAAAAAGGAGGAAAATTAAATGAGGAATTAATTAGCCTTCTTGAAACATCTAGCATTGGTTCGGATCAATGCTATTAATTTTGTTATTAATTTTTAATTTAATAATACTTAAATTAATTACTAAGAAAATCGCGTATAGTATTCATTTTACCATTTTTATAATTAGAATAAAATTTATAAACAGAAAATAGCCATAAACAAATTGTTACAAAATAAATTATACCGGCCATATCATAATTAGTTTTAGTGAAATCATAAACAGGAGATATTATATTAAATGTAAAACATTCAACGGGCTTAGGGTCATAACCATATATATTTTTTCTTATTTTTTTTTCCATAACAGTGAGAGCACAATTATTATCATTAGTGTACCAATGTAAAATCATAACTGGAACTATTATTATGTGTATTAATAAAGTATAATTTGAACCAATAAAAGGAACTAAAATTACAAATAAGACAAATATTAAATGAAGAATAATTATTAATTTTAATATGATTGAATTCATTTATTATAATAAGATAAAAATTATATTTTTATAATAAATCAAAAAATATAATTGTTATCATTATTATATGAATATAGTTGATGCATATAAAAAATATAACTCTCAACTTATTATTTTAATTTCTGGCTATTCAGGGACAAATAAAAGTGATATAGCGAAATTTATTAGTAATATATTTAATTTAAAATGTATATCACTTAAACAATTTTATTATCATGATTATGATAAAACAGTGTCAATACCATTAATGACATCAATAAAAGAAAATGACACTATAACATTGATAGACTATGACAATATTTATGAATCAGTTGATTGGAAGAAATTAAATGAATATGTTAAAGAGAATAAAAATATTATTATTTGTGGGTTTGGATTCCCAAATCATTTAATTACTTTTAAAACTGATTTTCATATTTATTTAAAAATAAATAAACAAAAATTATTTGAAAATATTGAATTAAAAAAACAAGAAAAATATAATCATGAGAATGCTAAGCTTATATTTAATAAACTAACTTTTAATCATAATGAACAAATTATGAAAGATAGCAAAATAGATAAATATGTAAATCTAAATGATTTAACATTCGATGAAACAAAAAAAAATATTTTTGATTATCTTATTTTTATGATTGATAAGTGGTTAAATGATAATAAAAAATAATAGTTTAAATAATTTTAGTTAATTTTTCATTTATTGATTTTAATAAATTTGTTATATCTTGAATGTTATATCCTTGTTCAAATAATCGTTTTATTGAATCATTTAATATGTCCCCCATTTCATTTATTATTTCTCCGATGGTTTCAAGTTCTTTAGATGGATTACCGCCATATTGATTTAGATTACTAAGTATATAATTATTCATTTTAATTATATATTTTAATACTCTTTTGTCTTTTCCGTGTTTTTCTATTAATTTACTAATTATTCTGAAATATTTTTTCATTTATATATATATAATATAAAATGAGTAATTCTGTTCTCAATAACAAGTTTAAGAAATGGTCCTCTTTATTAGCACAAAATCCAAGTAATACAAATTACAAAAATAAAGTCTCTAAATACGGATCATTATTAGTACGTTCAACACAAAATGGCGGTAATGGCAATGATGAGAAAGTAGAGGATTTATTACGCAAAATTGATACTGCTGTTAGAAAAAATATGAAAGGTGGAAAGAAAATAACAGGATACCGAAATATGCGCGGGGGGAATGGTGATATAGATGCGGCAAACGCCACAGTCGCTGATTTGGAAAAAAATATACAAGCACAAACTGACGAAATAAATAAACTCAGTCAGGATTATAATAATATAATAGACGACTTATTAAAAAAATACATAGCAGAATCTGCCACGAATAAGAACAATATCCAAAAATTAGAAGAAGCACAGGCACACATAGCCACACTCGTGCAACAAAACACAAACGAGACTGCGCATAATACACTCCTGACCGGTTTACAGACTGAGCTAACAGAACAACTTGCAGCATGTAAAAAAGAAAATACTTTACTTGACAATAGTATTGCAGCACTTAAATCTAGACTAGAACAACTTGTCGGCAAAACTAACTCCATCGTATCTGCATTAGAACAAGCAAACTCTAATAAAGAAAGAATCGTCCAACAAATCGCCGAAATGTAGTATTTACCAGGAAATGCAGCATCATCATAACCACATGTTAATTATAAACTAACACTTTCAACATAAAGAGTAACTAATTCATAATAACATATATAAAATAATTTTCTTAAATATTATAATTTTACACTTTATATAAAATTATAATAATCTTATTAGTCTCATTATAATATAATTTTTATTATTCATTATTATAATGAACCATGCAGAATATAAAATAGAAATAACATCTGAATTATCAGATGAAGAACAAAACAAAATAATTAAATCAAAAATATTAAAAAAAAAAAATAAAAAAAATAAAAAATATAAATCTAATATTTTATCATCTTCGTCGTCATCATCATCATCATCATCATCATCATCATCTGCAATATTAGCATATCCAATACAATATTATTTTAACCCTCAGTTATATATTAATTTATTGAATAATTGTTATCTACCAAATGATAATAATACTTTTTGTAAAAAATGGAATGAAAGTATTAAAAAAAGTGATGCGATTAGATTATTACCAATTGTAGAAGCTACTAATTTTGCACATAATGATATTGAATATGGATTTGCTAAAAGAATTATAGAAAGTTTTAATAAATTACAAAAATCATATTGCGACGCAATAAATACATATAGACAATTAATTAATAAAATAAAACATTCTTTAAATATTAAGTGTGATGAAATACAAACTAAAAATATACCACACGAAATTACAGAAAAAACACTACAATTAATATACAATAATGGCAATGAAATATTTAAGAAAGGAATGATTATAATTAAAAATGGAATAATAAAAATGTCTGAACAATTAAAAGAGGTATATAAAATTTATGCATTAATTAAACAAACTAAACATTATATTTTTCAAGAAGAATATAAAGAACCGTCAAATATATATACTCAAACAACATTTATAAACCAACTTAAAGAATCTCTCAATTTAAAAAAAATATTTTTTAATAGAGATTTTACTCAAGATGGTGGAAACAAATTAGATAAAATAATAGAAAAATTAGAACCTATCTCAAATTTTCAAGTACCAAAATTACCAATTACAGATGATAAATATAAACAAATTTTAGGTGTTAGTACATTAGAACCAATAAATATAAAAAATGTTGAACCATCAATAGACACAATTAATTATACTGATATAAAAGAAGATTTAAAAAAATATACTGATAAATTTACTACTATTAACACTGTATCAAATTATGAGAATCTTATGCAAATAGACACATTAAATACTATTATAAAAACTATGCTTGGTCCAATTATATACGCAAATATTAATTGGAGCAAAAAAAACAGTGACGCAGGTAAAGCAAGCAGAACAGCAGTTAAAGCAGATAAAGCAGATAAAGCAGATAAAGCAGCAGCAGTTAAAGCAGATGGAACGCAGCATGAACCATTATTTAGATTAACTAATAATGCGGAAGATTTTAATAGTAAAATAAAAGATATTATCGCAAATATTGATAACATAATTAATTCATCAACACAATTTTCTGATTTTAAAAAAATGATAAAAACAATGACAGGTGATATAAATCAATATAACGATTATAATAATAAAATAATTAGTTTAGATACAATTAATGATATTAGTAATAGGAGTGAGACTGATGAATATTTTAAATCACAAAACAGACTAAATAATGTTAAAAATCTTTTTATAATATATTTATGTAAGCATATTTTAGATTTAAAACATCATGACGATAAAGGAGTAATAATAAATATTGATAATTGGGTTAATCAAACAGAAAATCAAAAATTTGTTAATATAATATTAATCGAAATTTGTAAATTGTCGAATGTTTGATTTTCAGTTTGATATTTGGGATAATCAAATTGAAAATCAAAAATTTGTTAATATTATATTAATAGAAATTTATAATTTAATATAATATAAAGGATGGATTATGAAAATATTATTAATATTTGGTTATATAATAATAAACAATTTTTAACACACACTTTAAAGAAATATAATAATAAATTATTAAAAGTTCATAAAAGAACTACACAAATTAAAAAAATATTTTCAGATTTAAAAGAAATTGATCCATTATTATACAAAAGTATTCAAACCGGCGGGGTAGGCCATCTTAGTAATGTTAGTGAAAAATTATTAGAATTGAAAACTGAAATTGAAAAGACAGACTTTAAAGATGTTAAAACGATAACAGAAAATGTTATCAATTTAATTAAAAAAATAGAGACAAAAACTAATATTAATAATAATATTACTGATAATTTACTTACAGTATCACAAATACTTACTTCAGAACAAGGACAAGGACATGGACAAGGACAATATAATATTCATACACAACTAAAAGCCGAATATGTAAACCCTTTAATTAAAGATATACAGAATCCACAAAAATATAGTGATATTATTACTAAATTACAAGATAAATATACAAAATTAAAAATTCCAGATAAACAACAAGAGTATGAACAATTTATAACAAGTATAACAGATTTAAACAAAAAATATTCGGCCACTATTGCTGAATTAGCGAAAAATGATACTAAATTAAAAGAAATAAATTTAAATTTATCAAAAATATTAGTTCCACACCTAGATGATAATTGTTTAAAAACAATTAATGAGGCTGAACTGAAAGGGAAAATGCAAAATAAAATTTTGTTAGTTGGTATAGAAGATAATTTTTTATATTCACAAAGTGAAATTGCAAAGATACAGGACCTCAAAAGCAATATTTTTAAAAATACAATTGAAGAAGATAAAAAACTAAGATTAAAATATTTAACTGAAGAATATGAAAAACAAAAAACACTTATTGGAGGTGAAGATTATAATAAGATATTTAAATCTTTTGTATTATTACATAACACAAAAAATGAATTAAATATAAAATATGATGAATATAAACAAAAATATAAAAATTATATTGATAATTATAATAGTATATACGCTTTTATAACTTTTTTGATAACTAACATAATTAATAATATGTTAAAAGATAAAATAAGCAAATATAAATATATCAATAAAAATGTTATTGTATTATATAAAAAACGTCTTGAAAAAATTCATTCAAAATTACAGACTGCAAAAACATCAGAATTATTAACAATAAAAAATCAATATAACTTTGTTATAAATTTTACTTTAAAAATATTTGAGTTTTTAAATGAAAAAATAAAAACAGATGATATATTTGTTAATGTAGAAGAATGTTCTGGTGATATTAAAAGAGGTTTGTGGTATTTTGAATTTTTTAGATCCACACTAGATTATTTATATAGTGAATTTTTACAGAAAGTTAATTTGTATGCAAGAATTAATAATATTAAAAAAAATGGGGAGGAAGTTGATAATTTTTTTAGTAAAACGGACGAAGATATTTTAACATATAAAATAAAAGACAAAATGAAAACAATGAAATTTAGTATGGTTTTTGATCAACCAAATTTATTATCATTAAGTGAATCAATGACACTACCAAGTGATTTAGCATTAAAAAAATCAGTAATTTTACTAACAAGTGGATATTCTGGCTCAGGGAAAACTTATACATTATTTGGCGATGATACAACTTCTGGTATAATACATGAAACACTAAATAATATTTCTGGATTAAAACAATTATATTTTAGAGTATTTGAAATTTACGGTCTTGCAGTTCCATATAGTTTTTATTTTAAAAAAGGTATTGATAAAATTGCGAATAAAATTTTTTGGCATAAAATTGATAATAGCTATAATATAACAGAGGTAGTAATCGAAGCAGATGGGATAACTGAGTTTATGAAACATAATATACATAGCACAGAACGTAACAATTATTTAGATATTAACGCAGATTATATTAATAAATTTTTTACAGATTTTAAAAATAATATCACAAAAAAAATAGATAATAAAAGAAAATATAATAATTATGATAGTATTGATAAAGTAGTTCCAGCTGATTTTGATCCACGTATATGCGCTACACCGAATAATCCAGAAAGTTCAAGATCAATATTAGTTTATGATTTTAGATTAATAATTAGTAATGATGATAAGAAAGAAGAATCAAATGAAGTTAAATTATTAGTAATTGATATGCCAGGTAGAGAAAATATATACAAAACTTATGTGGATTTATATGTTGAAAATAGTTATTTACGAGAAGTCGCATTTAAAGAGTCTAATAACAGAAAAAAAATAAAAATGATATTATCATTTATTTGTCTTCATCCATTATTTATGGGTTTTTTTAATGGTAAGGATGTATTAGATACGTATAACAAATTGCAACTAGAAGAGAAAACCCCAATATTTAATCATTATCAAAAAGGCTTACATAAAGATAATACTAAAACTATTTTAGATTATGAAATAAATAATAATGTTAGCAAAAATACTATTCGCGTATGGTTTAAAAAAGATGAGCACACACATAATATTATTATTGAAGAAGCAATAAATACAGAATTCAAAGAACAAAGTAATATAACTACTGGAGGATTTAATTATATACATATAAATCAATATTATAGTTTAATTGCATTATTTATAATGTATAATTTAATAATGTTAAATAAATTTAATGTCATTAAAGATATAATAAACACAATTGTAAATAAAGAAATAAATGAAAAAATAAACGCCATAGAAAAGTTACCATCTAAAACACAATTTGAAGAATTAAAAAAATTAAATTTTTTTAAAGATCCTGCAAAAAATAAGCATTTTAACACATTAATAAAAAAACTACCCAAAACAATGAACATACCTAAAGACAGAACTGAAATAGACTTTTTACAATATATTAAAACAGAATTACAATGTACCATAGGGTTAAAAGCACAACAAGCATGTTCTATAAATGAAAATGTAATGGCAACTTACTTAACCGCAATGACAGATATGATAGCCGATACTAAACAAATATATGATCCCCAACCTGAAATAGACATAGATAAAGAACGAAATGTATATAGAATACAGAGTCAATGTACTAACAATAATTTAGATTATCCTGGTATTTTATCTAAAACTAAAATAAAAGAGACCTGTAATGTTAAAGATTGGCTATGTAAACTAACAGAATTATATGATTTTATTAATTTTGATGATTATACAATTGACCCATCAATCAAAATAACCTACTCACCAACTACAATAACTGGTCATTCATCGCAACAGTCATTGCAACAGCCATCGCAGCAGCCATCACAACCGCCACCACAACAACTGGTGGACCAACTACACTTCGTCAATAATTTGCTTTATTCTGATTTTAAAAAAAACTATCGAATATATCCACTTTTTAAAGTGAATGGCGATTATTGGTATGATGAATTTGATGCCCATATAAAATTTTTATCAGAAAAATATTATAATCCTAATAAAATATTTAATAGCAAATTACCAATAATGAAAAATATTCTTCAATCAATTTTTAATTCAAATGAAAATAGTGACATATTCGTAGAACAACAACAAAAACAAGATCACGAACAAACTCGACATTCTGAAACAAAAGAAGAACTACCACCACAACCACAACAACAGCCCCAAACACAAAAAAAAATAGAAACACCATGGGAATGTAAAATAGTTCATGTTGTTGCGAATTATGAGAAAAGTATTAATTATGATTATACTGGCCAAATAGATTTACTTGACCAAATCGCACCTCTTGCTGGCATTATTGGTTAATAAATGTATTAATTTATATTTAATTATAATAATTATTTAATAATATTTTTTATCAAAAAAAATATTATATATTAATATATGAAAGATTTATATAATAATCAATTAAAAATAATACTTACAAATATTAATAATATATTTAAAAAAAGTATCAAAAAATTACAATATGGAGGTAAATATTTTGATCAAACAAAAGAATTATTACAATTTATTGATGATACTAATAAACTTTCGCAACAAGAACGAACAATATTACAAGAAAAAATTGACGCATTAAGTAATATATTAGATAAAATTGATAGATTATTAGTTTTTACAGATGATGCTAACTCACTAGTTGAATTTAATAATTATGTTTTAAACATAAATACACCATTTAAAGCAGAAAAATATAAATTAAAAGATTATTGGAATGCTCATTTTTTTGCTTTAAAAGATATGCCAGAAGCAGATACAACTAATGATATTATTAAAGATAGTCAATTAATTAATGAAAGTATTGATAAATTAAAACTAGATAAAATAGAAGAAAAAGAAGAAAAAGATGATATAATTAATACATTAGATAAAATTAATAATTTATTTAAATTATCATCATCATCAATAGTAGTAGTAGTAAAACATACGAATAGTATTAATATATATAAAGAAGCAGAAATAATTGGTACAATAAATTTTACATCTAATAATACAATAGATAATCCATGTAAAATTATGGATTTTAATCATCCTATTATATTTGGTCAAACAGGAAATTTAAATATACATATTACAAGCTATAATAAAGCATTAGCATTGAATAATACAAAAAAAATTACAGATTTATTTGGGGGCCATTCATTTGAAAATCCTGAAAATATAACGCAAATAAAAACATCTATACATAATATTATGAAATATTTTGAGAGTTTAAGATATAAAAAACAATATGTTACAGAAAAATACAAAAATATTAATTTATTAAATATATCATATATTAGATTGAAACATTATATCATGTTCAATATTTATATGTTAAATATGTCTGACATTGGTGATAAAGAAATATATAAATATGTTAATGAAGAAATTATTAAACATAATTTTAATGAATTAGAAAAATTATTATTAAATATTACAAAAACTGATAAAGAATTATATTACTATCATTATTATATTATTGTTAAATTAAAAAATTTTTTTGAATTTTTAATAAATAATATTTTTACTTTAGAAATTACTGCAAATAAATATATTGAAATATCACAATGTAGTGGTATAATTTTAGAAAATTTTATTCTTTTTAATTATTTTAAACATTTTCTTGATAAATATTATGCCCCATATAAAAACCCCGAAACCCAAAAAGCAATTAAAGTTGAACCTTTAGACAAAAAAGACCATACATCAAGTGTTAATTGGACGTGTCCTATATGTAATACTGAGAATAAAACATCACCATGTATTAAATGTAAATATTTAATTTGTTTAAGTTGTAATAATAATAAATATAATAATTGTGAGGTTGATATAATTAATAATTTAAATATTAAAATTGATGACTTAATATTAAAATATAAATCTATAAACAGCACGTACAATTATCCAAATATATTTTTTAAGATAATTGAGATTTATGGTAATATTGCTGTTACAAAATTAGTTGTCAAATCTATTAGTGTCTCTTCTAATTATGTATATTTATTTAATAACATGGATAATAATCATTGGACTTTGGCACAATTTATAGATGGTAATTGGATATATTATGATAATAAAACAAAATCTAAAATCGGTACCAACCAAGAATTTATAAAACATATAAAATATTTCATTGAACAAAAAACACTAAATAAAACACCTAACGCAGTATATTCTCTAAAAAAAAAAACTTAACTATATAATAATGTCTTCTTCTGAATATACAATATCAAAATCTTTAATAGAACCATTA